CAGGTGATTTTGCCTAGCAAGGAGATTTTATGTTTCGTGTTTATTTACATCAATTTAAACGTTGGATTGAAAACATTCCTGTTGAAGAAGCCTTAGTTTATAAAGAAGAAGGCTATTTTGTTGAACGGATGAAATAACGTGTTCTTTGTTAGTGCTTTGTTAAGAGCACTAATGAGGCATAGTTGTTGTAACTTGCCATAACTGGAGATCCACATGGATGATAAATCCACTCTTTATGCTGCTGCTACGGAGGCGCTAGTCTCTGAAACATCAGCTACCAGTACCTTTGAGAAGATGATTGCTGTTGCTTATGCACATAGCACAGTAGACACCTTTACCAAAGAACTGAAGGACTGTGAACGTCAGATCAAGAAAGACTTTGAGGTCGGGTCTATGCCTGGTCCTTGGCGTTCTGCTAAGTCTGTAATTCAAAGTGCTATGAAGCTTGACATTAATTTGGTTGATGACAACGGTGCATACGCTGGCAAAACGTTCTTGCAAAACAAGATCAAAGAAAAGAAGCCAGTCAAGGATGAGCCTACTAACCAAGAGTACATCGACAAGATTCTCAGGTTGCTCATGGAAATCCCAGAGTATCTGGATGCTGGTCATATCCACAATGAAGTCAAGAACTACATGTTCAAGTAACTATGCTCACACAAGGCATACAAGTTCAGAAATACGTTAGAGCTAGTGCTGGCAGAGCTGGCATCTCTATCGTATTTGAAGATGTAAACGAACCTAGGCATGATGGCAAAACCATCTACTTGCCTAGGATTACGTACAAAACTACCGAACTGGAGCTTAAAGAGCTGATGTCGTCAGTTGACCATGAGGTTGCTCACGACAAATACAGTTGCTTTGATGTTCTTAAAGAAAAAGCCTGCGGTCCTAAAAGTCTACTGATGTTTGTGTGGAACTTCCTCGAAGACTCACGCATCAACACCATAGAAGCTCAGGAGTACGAAGGCTTCAGGGAAAACTGGGATGAGACTAGCGTCAAGCTAGTCGAAAGAATCTTGCATAGCACCAAGAAAGAAGTCTCAGCAGTACCTACCCTTGTGACAGCCTTGCTGTGTTGGGAAACTAAAGTGTCTGTGAGCAACTTCCCACAACTGGAGTTGGTCACAAGCAAATACAAGCCCAACAAAAAGATCATGGATGTTCTTAGTAACTATTCTGATCGTCTTGTGGATTGCCACTCGATTCTGGAAAAGAGATTAGGAACACTATCAACCTACGATCTAGCTGTAGACATCCTCAAAGAACTCGGAGAGAAATGCAAAGAAGAGCTTCCTAAACCAAAACCTGCAGATGGTACTGGTGAAGATGGGGATATAAAAGGAGCTACTTCATCCGATGAAACCGATGACGAAGGCGGGAAAGCATCTGATGCTAAAAAAGGCGAAGGTGGTAAACCCAAGAAAGATGATTCTGATTACATGATCATCAACATGAAGTTGACAGACGAAGAAATCAACAAATTTAGTCCATCAATGCACGAAAGTGACGGACTTAGTAAGGTTGGTGTCAACTTTGAGCCTGTAAAAAGCGGTGATGCTTGGGACTTAACAGACTTTGAGAAATTCATTGTTGTTGATTACCCCAAACGATTGGGTGAAGATAAATTCTTCAGCAAAGAAGACCACAAAAAAGAGTTTCTGGCTGAATACGCAAGTAGAACTGAACCAAAGATTGTTTCACAAGAGAACTTTGCTCAACAAGTTCGACGACTGATTCAAATCAGAGCCAAGGTTCAACGAGTCTATGGTGTTAAGAAAGGGAAGCTAGATCAGTCTCGACTATCTCGCATCTGTTTCAATGCGCCTGGGTTCAACGAGCGTGTTTTTAAGAACAAGATCGACAACAAAACACTGGATGCTGCAATCACAGTTCTAGTGGACATGTCTGGGTCGATGTCTGGAGAGAAAGTTCAGTTTGCTTTGGCTTCTACATTGCTAGTCAATGAAGTTTGTGCAACTCTTAACGTTCCTGTAGAAATCATAGGCTTCAGTGATGTTGGTCCTATACCTAGTATGTTCATCTACAAGAGCTTTTCTGACGTAAGAGTGAGTGAAGAACAGTTAAAAGAGTACTTTGGTTATAGTAGTTACTGGATGTCTGGCAATCCTGATGGTGAAAACATTCTTTGGACTTACGACAGACTGTTGAAGCGCAAAGAAAAGAAACGCTTGATGATTGTCATGTCAGATGGTAGCCCCGCTGCTTCAAAAGGTGGTAGTGGCATCGGTCTGTTCACACACAAAGTTATCGGTGAGATTGAGCGAGCTAAGAAGATAGAGATTTACGGCTTAGGTTTGTGTAGTGATTCAGTTGAGTACTACTACAAATCTCACAGTGTTGTAAATGAACCACAAGAGATTCCGAGCAAGTTAATTGAGTTAATAGAAAGGAAAATACTGCGATGACAAGTCCAGCAACCCCACCTAAAGTGGAAGATCTTGTTAAGAAAGCTTTGAAAGAAGCTCTTGACAAGCGCAAAATACCTGTCCCTCATGTTGAGGAAAAGTCCACAGTGATTGTGGATGAAGAGTGTGGTGTAAAAACAACACCTATGGCAGAAACAGCTCTTAAATCAACACAACGATACCTATCTGAATTGATCGGTGAAGTTGATGATGACTTTGGAGTCACAGTTTTTGACAACACTGACTGGGATTCACGGATCTCACCATTTGTTCCGTCTATCAATGACAACTATGTCATAGATAAAGAATTGGCAAGCAACATTCTTCGAGCTTGGGAACTCAATGAAAAAGTACTTTGTTTCGGTCCTACGGGAGCTGGTAAGTCTAGTCTTATTGAGCAGTTATGTGCTCTTACCAATCGTCCTTTCGTTAGGGTTAATTGCACTGGGGATATGGATTCCTCAATGATCTTTGGTCAACTCACGGCTAAGGATGGTTCAACACACTGGGTTGACGGTGCAGTAACAGAAGCCGTGCGATATGGTGCTGTGTTTGCATGGGACGAGTGGGACGTAACACCACCAGAGATCTCAATGGGTTTGCAATGGCTCTTAGAGGACAATGGCAAGCTTTTCTTGAAAGAGATGCCTGGTAGTACCACTGAGAAGCAAATCGTGCCTCACAAGGACTTTAGGATCGTTGCTATTGGTAACACACAAGGTCAAGGCGATGAGACAGGTGCACATGCAGGCACTAACGTTCAGAACTCAGCTACATTGGATCGCTTTGGTACTGCTGTCTACATTGACTACTTGCGACCAGACATCGAAGAGAGGATGTTGATGGTTGAATATCCAGATACGATTACAGGCAAGTCAGCCAAGGAGCTTGTAAAGCTGGCAAACTTAATCCGCACTGGTTACAAAGCTGGTCAGTTTGGCTTAACAATGTCTCCTCGTGCACTGTTTGGTATCTGTCGCAAAGTCTCTGCTGGATGCTCAATGAAGAAAGCATTTACATTGGTGTACCTGAACAAACTCAGTGAGACACAACGTAAGGTTGCCGACGAACTTTTTACAAAAGTCTACGGCACGAAATCTGCTTAAACCTCAAAACCACAAGGCTCTCCTTTGGGAGAGCTTTCTATTTTGAGTTGTAGGAAACACATGATTGATCGCAAACTAATCTTAGCAAATGCTCCTAGTAACAATGGTCAACAGATCAGCATCAACCACACTGGCTGTTCAGCAGGCGAAGATAGAAAAAAACGTTTGTACATCAAGCGTACAGACAAAGGACTTGTGGCTTACTGCCACCACTGCAATGAGTCTGGCTTTGCTTCAGACGGTGGAGACAGGCTCAACACCTGGATGCACAAACAAGATAGTGTTGTATTAAAACAACAGTCTAAACCTATCTTAGCTGCATTAACCACACAAGGCAAAGTGTGGCTGCATAGCAACTACTGCGACGTAGAAAGTAAAGTTTTTAATGGAGTTGTAAGTGAGCCTGCAAAAGTTGCGCTTACACTACTCAACCCCCTTGGGGAACAAATAGGATGGCAGGTGAGAAACCTCGAACCTAACGCAATACCCAAGTACACCACGTACTACACACAAACAACCCACAAAGGTGATTCAAGCTGGTTCCATAAGAACAGCAACACACTAGTCATCACTGAAGACTACCTCAGTGCTTACCGAGTACACACAAACACTGGGCTTAGCTCAGTAGCGTTACTAAGAACAGTTCTGTCAGACAGAACACTCATGCAGATACATGAACTCAACTTTGAGTTTATTGTTATTTGGCTAGATCCCGATGATGCAGGCATAGAAGGAGCAAACAAAACGTACAAGAAACTAAACCACTTTTTACCATCAACAACAAAGATTGTTATCTTTGGCATCGACAAAGAACCCAAAGAATGTACACCAGTAGAACTGGCAAGCATTCTTAAATAAAGGAAACAGATGGACTACGATGTTCTCTACCTTTGCTCTCAGAGCAAGGAGAACCTAGCAAAGTATCGGCGGTACATCAAGCCGCATGTAGTAATGAAAGAAACTGTCACCATCCTTGATGGCATGGACAAATACTACAAAGCTTTTCCAACAGTCACAAGTTTTAGTTGGGACTCATTCTCTGCATACTTGATTGCAGATCAAAGCAAACGGTTGACTGAAGACGCTATTGTGAAACTTCGCATGACGCTTACAAAAGCAAAAACGTTTGAACCACACTGTGCCCATGAGGAAGTAGTCAAGACTTTGATTGAGTTGGACTACCTTGCAAAGATCATGGAGGAGTGTGAGAAAGTAAAGGAAGGTGAGAGTGACTTAGAGCACGTTCATATCCTAGCAACCAATGCGTTGAAAGACGTAGAAAGGTACATTGAGAAAGATGATCTTTTTGTCACTGCTGATTTATCAGCTATCTCTGATCGCATTACTAGCTCTGGTTATGAATGGAGGCTCGATGTTCTCAATCGTTCTCTCGGTCCCCTTCGTACAGGAAATTTTGTTATTGTGGCTGCTCGTGTAGAGGTTGGTAAAACAACATTCTTAGCAAGCGAGATTAGCTACTTGGCACAGCAACTACCAGCAGATCGTCCTGTTGTGTGGGTCAACAACGAAGAGGAATCTTCTGTTGTGTTCTTCCGTATTGTCCAAGCAACGCTAGGTCAAGAGTCTAAGACCATCATCGCTGATTCAAAAGCAGCAATGGATACTTACACAACCATGATGGGTGGTAACAAAAACAAGATACGTGTAACCAAAGACATGAACAACGTTCGTGACTTAGAGACATTGTTTCGTGAAGTTAACCCTGGATTGATTGTGTTTGACCAACTCGACAAGGTTGACGGTTTCAAATCAGACGAGCGTGAGGACATTAAGCTTGGCAAGATCTACAAATGGGCAAGGGAATTGGCTAGAAACTATGGCCCAGTTATTGCAGCATCACAGTTGTCTGCGTCAGCAGTAGAGTTGAAAGACCCACCATTCATCGGTCTAGATGCTTTGCGTGGATCTAAGACTGACAAGCCTGGTGAAGCTGATGTGGTGCTTACCATCGGTAAGTACAAAGAACCTAAGAGTCCCGAAGAAGAAATGATTCGGACAATCAATGTTCCTAAGAACAAACTGCCTGGTGGTGGCACTAAACAAATGGAGTCAGAACGACATGGACAGTACCTCGTCACCATTGATCCCATACGTGCGCGTTACGAGTGATGGTATGACAACGTATTTATCTTACAGATCAACAGAAAAAGAGATCAAAGCTGCTGATGCAGCTATCGCTAAAGAGTACGACTCTATTTTTGGCAAACCTGAAAGGAGCAAACTAACTATGAATCCGTTCTTAGACAAAGTTGTAAAGATGGAATACGTTGGCAGCAGGGTAACCTGTAACCCAGCACCTTCAGACACAGATGAGGATGTGTTGATCCTTACAGACGACATCGAGTCTTTAATTGGAGATTGTTTTGAAACAGGCTTTAAGCGTGACGGATCAATAAAGAGTACGTATCCACCAGGATTTGTTTCTTTGCGACACGGACGAATAAACCTAATTGTTACTGACGAAGGAGAATTCTTTGATAAGTTTATGCTTGCAACTTTTGTTTGCAAGTCCTTAAACCTGCTGAGTAAAGCAGAACGAGTAATTGTTTTCCAAGCAATTCTGTATGGAAACAAATACCCACCAGGTTCTCACTAAGAAAGGAGTGTGGGGAAAACCATGACCTCACCAACATTTGTAGCTATTGACGTTGAGACTACTCTCAATGGCAATGAAGATGTGGGACTAGCTCACCCTATGCACCCAGACAACTACGTAGTAGCGTTTGGGTATTGCAGCGAACTGAACAACGTTCCGATCACAACCTACGACTCAATTGCATTTGAAGACAGGATTGTGGAAGAAATTGAAAAGGCTACGTTCTGTGGGCACAACATCTCTTTTGATCTAGTGCATCTCTACAGGACTAGTCATGTATTGAAGCACGCACTACAGCACCACCCAATTTGGGACACACAACTTGCAGAGTACATCCTCAGTGCTCAACAGATCAAGTGGTCTAGCCTTGATGAGTTGTCAATCAAGTATGGTTTGCCAGTTAAGGATGATGGCATCAAGAAATACTTTCAAGCAGGTTTGGGATCCGAGAAAATTCCCAAGTCTGAACTGATTCCCTATTTAGAACAGGACGTACAAAACACACTAGCCATTGCTAGAAAGCAGTATGAACGTGCTAAAAAACAGGGTCAACTAACCCTGATCCTCACACAAATGGAAGCTCTCCACGCAACAACGGAGATGCAATACAACGGGCTTCACATTGACAGAGCAGCTCTTGACAAGTATGCAGTTGAGGTTGTCAACGAATACGTAGAGTGCAAACTTGACTTGGAAGAGTTATCTGCTGAACATATTGAGGATATAAACAGTCCTAAGCAATGGTCACAGTTTTTCTTTGGTGGATCTAAGAAGGTTCGTGTCAAAGAGGAAGTAGGTTTTTACAAGAATGGCAAGATCAAGACTAAGCTAATGGACAAGGTAGTAACCATCCCGCCTTACATTAGATACACGCCTGATCCTGACAAGGTGTCAGCTAAGACAGGTCAAATATCTGTTGATGACTCAGTGTTAAACGACATGCTGGCTCATACGTTTGATGCTAAAGCAATTAGCATTATCAAGAAACTGTTGAAGTATCGTGAGCTATCTAAACAGTTGTCAACGTATGTGCAAGGCTTGAGTAAACACATCATTGGAGACTTCATTCATGGTAAGTTGAATCACACAGCAACAGTGACAGGTCGATTGTCTTCAACAAGTCCCAACTTACAGAACATCAGTAACAACCCCATCAAACAAATTTTTACATCTAGGTTCAGGGATGGTGTGATTGTTGAGATGGACTTCAACCAACTGGAGGTTGTTGCTCTAGCCCACATCACTAAAGACTTGCAACTGATTCACGACATCTCTAGTGGGGTAGACATCCACAGTGCTTTGTATGAGGCTATGTTCGGTAGACCACCAACCAAAGAAGAACGTAAGCCATTCAAAGCTAGAACATTCCAACTGATCTATGGTGCTGGAGCTAAGGCTATTAGCAAACAAGCAGGTTGTAGCCTTGATGAAGCAAAGAAGTTTGTTGATGTGTTTTATACTCGCTACCCCTCAGTTGGCAAGTGGCACAAAGAGTTTGCTGTCATTGCTGAGAAGGAGAGCATGTACGAATTCAATGATGATGGTTTTATGGAGAAAACTAAAACCTTTGTGTATGAGACTGAAACTGGCAGGAAATTTGCTTTCAAAGAATATCACAGCGATAGTAGCTGGTCTACACGGACCTACAACTTCAGTCCTACTGAATTTAAAAACTATCCAGTGCAAGGGTTAGCTACAGGAGACATTGTTCCAATGATGTTGGGCATTATGTTTCGCCAGCTAAAGAGCAGAGAAGATGTGAAGATGGTTAACACTATCCACGACTCTCTAATGTTTGACGTTCAAGCTGATTCAGCAGACAACTTTATTAAGGAGATGACAGACTTATTAAAAAACACACACAATTACTTTGAAGGTATATTTGGAAAGCCTCTGGCACTCAAGCTCAATGCAGGTGCATCAGTAGGTATCAATTGGTATGAAATGAAAGAGCTTTAATATGGCAATGATGACAGGTATCGTAGAAGCAATTTCTACAAAAGATGTAAACACTAAGTTTGGCTTGAAGCCAACCTTCTCTTTGAAGGTCAGTGGCAACTGGGTCAAATGTGGCTTTAAGAACCCTAACGCAGCAGCAGGCGACGAAGTAGAGTTCGATGGCAACACAGGTACATACGGCCTTGAGACAAAGGCTGTAAACATTATCCGTAAGGGTGTAGCTGCAAGTGTTCCTAATAACACTAGTGCTGCAGCACCAGCAGCAGCTCCTGCTAAATCTTATGGTGGTGGCTACAAAGAAAAAGTATTTCCTATTCCTGCTTTGCATGGTGACCGCGCTATTGTTCGTCAGAACGCTCTAGCTCGTGCAACAGACATGTTTATTGCAGCGAGGGGTGGTAAACCTTTTGACTTGGAAGACTCAACACTTGACATGGTGATTAAGTTTGCTCGTAAGTTTGAAGCTTACACAGCAGGTGACATTGACATGGCCCAAGCAATTGAAGAGACTGACGCTGAAGAAGCGCAGTTCTAAGGTACTAGTGCAGGCAGTTGCCTAGTTTTGTGGGGCTGTTAAGCCAGCATTCGAGGATGTCAACGTAGGGAGTTTTCTGGCTTTCTGCCCTACCTAGTTGAAGACCAAATCGAAGCCTCTTTTTTTTAAGGAGATAGACATGTTCTTTTGGAACAAAGACAAAGAAGAGATTGTGAATGAGTTAAATTTTTTACGTATGCGTAGTGAGTTGCAAGCAGATGTTCTTGAAGATCTAACAGCACGCTTAGATCGTTACGAACAGATCTTGTTGAAGTTCAGTAAATACGGATTCAAAAAAGATGGGCAACCAAAAGCTAAACCTGGACGAAAGGCAGCACCTTAATGAGAGCACTAATTGATGGCGACATTGTGGTGTTTAGGGCAGCTTGTAGTGCTATAGGTGATGAGCAGTGGATTGCTCAGTCTAGAGCAGACAAGATGATCCAAGACATTTTAGAAGACACTAGGGCAACTTCGTACCAGGTTTATCTAACAGGTACAGGTAACTTTCGTAGAGAAATAGCACCATCGTACAAAGCTCATCGACCAGATGAACGACCAGAACATTGGCAGGCTATCCGAGAGTTCCTAGTAACACATCACAAAGCTGTTGTTTGTAATGGATGGGAAGCTGATGACCAGTTAGGCATAGATCAAGACAAAGAAACTATGAATACAGTGATCTGTTCTATTGACAAAGATTTGCTCCAAGTTCCTGGCAGGCACTACAACTTTGTTAAGAAGTTGCACAGTGCAGTCACACCTTCATATGGAAAGAAATTCTTATATCTACAGAGTTTGATTGGGGACAAGAGTGACAACATCATCGGGGTAGCTGGCATTGGACCAGTAAAAGCAGAGAGAGCTTTAGCAGAGCTTGAGACTGAAGAAGAGTGGTACGAGAAGTGCCGTGAACTCTATAACGATGACGAACGCTATCACATGAATCTTCAGTTGCTGTACATCTGGCAGAAACCAGACGACAAGTACACACCCCCGACAGGGGCAACCATAACAACTGAGCTGCCCCCACAGGCAGCGAAGGAACAGGAACAACAATGACACAAGAAGTAAACATGCAACACATGACCATGCGAGAGTATGTGTCGATAGCAATCCTCGGAGAACTGACTACTAAGAAAGAAATCTGGGAAGCACTTGCTGCTGGAACTGCTGATGCAAAGTCTGTTGTTAAGCAGAGCTTTGCTTGGGCGGATGTCTGGATGGTGGTACGAGAGGAGCGTAATGCCAAGACCTAAACGACATAACCCAGCAGGCTATCGCAGTGGGTTAGAACAACGATTTCAAACCGCCTGCGTAGCAGAAGGTTGGAACCTGGGATACGAAGACAACAAGATCAAGTACGTAATTCCTGCAAGTAACCACACCTACACACCTGACTTCACTGTTACTAATAACGTGTACATTGAAACCAAGGGATTGTGGACTGGAGCTGACAGGAAGAAAGCCGTGCTTATCAAAGAGCAGCATCCAGAGATAACAATTCTCTATGTGTTGCAACGTAACCAGGGACTATCAAAGAAGAGTAAGACCACTTACCTAGACTGGGCAGCTAAGAACGGATTGGATGCCTGCGTATTTGTAGACACCGACCACTGGAAAAACTTTGTAATAAAACATTTGCCATGACAACAAAAACAACATTCCACTATTTTGAAGAGATTAAAGAAGTAACCAAGAAATCATTTGAGCTGGCAATCCCCGCTGCTAACAGTGTGCATGACAGACCTGTGTACCGCACGGGAGATGGAGATTATTTCCAGCCGTTACGACCTGGTAGTCAAGATCATAAGAAGTGCAGATCACGAGGCTTGCTTGCAAGTACAAGTTCTTAATAACAAGGAAAAGAAATGAGCTATTCAGAAGTAGAACTTGAGGTGTTGCGTTGGGGTGAAGCACGGGGCATAGTAAAGAATGGTAAAGCTATGTCTCAAGCTATCAAAACACTTGAAGAAACAACAGAGCTATTAGATGCTATCAATCGTAAGAATTTAGATGATGCTAAAGATGCCATTGGTGATGTTGTTGTGACGTTGCTTATGGTGTGCGCTATCTTAGATGTCAATCTTGTTGATTGCTTACAGGGAGCTTACGAAGAGATCAAGCATCGCAAAGGTTATTTAACTCCAGAAGGTACTTTTGTTAAGGAGAAACAATGATGACTGAAGAAGATGAAGAATTCAACCGCATTGAGATGGAGTCTCGCATCAAACAAAACTACGTGCGAGATATTAAAACACCATCACGCGAAGCGTTACTAGCAGAGGTTGCAGTTTTAACAGAAATGGTACGTGTTTTGTACGCAAAGATTTCAGAATTGGAGAACAAGCAATGACACAAGATGAAATCATTGAGATGGCTAGACGGGCTGGCGTTAGAGATGACGAGCAAATCTTTGAATTTAGCCAATACAAATACCTCGAAGCCTTTGCCAAACTGGTAGCAGCTAAAGAGCGGGAGGCGTGTGCAAAGTTAGCGCAAGAAACTATTTGCGATACACACATTCCAACTGGTGTAAACATTTACGGCACTCGTGCCGCTAAAGCCATCCGAGCAAGAGGTGAAGCATGACGCTGGCATTTGACATTTGCCGCTGCAACGGGTTGCGTGATGACTGTAATCGTTTGGTTACACCTTGTGCAACTTGCCGCAGAGTGTTGGAGCAAGAGCCAAGTGGCCCAAGAACGCCTTGGATGGAACCTCCAATAAAAGACGGTGTGTGCGAGTACGTTATTCAAACACACTAACCCCTTATTAATATATATGTGAACAAAATGGATGAAACAGACAATTTAATGATAGCTGAGTTAGAACAAGAGAACATGCTTATGAGGGCTAGAAACGCTCGTCTTGAAGCTGAAGCAGCACAACGTAAACGCACATGGGTTGGGCTGACATGGAATGATGTTCCAGACGAATGGGTTGGCAAAGTTGCGTTTATGGAAGGCGCTAAATGGGCTGATAAACAACTCAAGGAGAAGAACACATGAGCTACATCATTGCAAGCCTGCCGCCCCTAAAGTGCTTTGTTAGGCGAGAGTTTTTGTACAACCATACCAAAGGACATGGAGAATTTGAACCAGCAATTTGGGTAAGCATTAAAGCGTTAAGAGGGCAGGTGTTTCGTATCGAATCCTTGTTGCCTAACTACGGCGCTTTGTATGACAAACTACCGCTTCATGCCTATGTTTGGAAAGAAGATCATGGTAATTTACCTATTGACACCCTGCAACTTTGGGACTGCATGGGGTATCGCTTTACTGTGTGTGAGAAGATTGGCTTGCGTAACTTAGGTGTAAAGTTTTTAGGTAAAGATAAACAATGGAATCACGGACATTACCTGTTTACTGTAGACTTTTGTGCAGATGGCATGGATGCAGATACGGGGTTTACTGAGCAGGCTGAAGAACATAAGTCGTTTAACTTTATACGACTTGATAATGGTCAGTTTGCTACGCAACCTAACAACCGATGTTTATGGTATGACCAGAGCCTGATCCCAGTCGAAGTAAAGTTTCCTGACTTCCAAGCAGCTAAAGATTTTTACACTGTTGATGGCACACGCAAGTGGTCAGCAGGCGGTGATTGGTTTTACGACATTAAGGAAAGAGTATGAAAACAGTGTTAGCACCTAACGCCCCTTGGCCTGGTAAAGATGTCAAGTTACTAGGAACAAAGCCACCATCAAAAGAAAAGCCGCGACCAAGACTAATCTTTAGTGCGGCTAATGTGGATTACTTTGCAGACATCCACGATGAATTGTTGCAGCCCCCCAAAAGGGGGAGAGGAAACCCTAATGCAGCAAAGAACTTTGAGAAGTTTAATCTTCGATTTTTGTAATGACGTAAGTGGAGACAGTAACAGCCTCGTCTTCATCTTCTTCTACTTCGTCGTCAAATTCTTCTTGATCATCAAACTCAGCAACTTGCTCATAGTCAGCAGCCCAGCCGTTTTCTTTTTGGAACTCAATGAACTCGCGGAGTAGTTCAATCTTGTCAAAGTCAGAAGTCTCGATGGTCACCTTCTCGTCACCACCCCAAGCCGAAATGTCGATTTCAATTTTGTACATGATTAGTCCTTTAAACATTAATGATTTGACCACGAAACTCAATCTGCCCATCAGCCCACTTGTGAACTAATTCAGGCCAGAGAAGTTTGCCATCCTTAAATGACAGAACAGCGAAACCTGATCTCCAGTTTACTGGAGCATCTTCCAAGTAGTCCATGAATTGTGGACCATTTGTCTCAGCTAGTGTACCCGTATCAACCCCAAACCTATTGCCGTTGTAATCTGCATAGGGAGTTACCTTAAGACTGTGTAGATGGCCTGTAACCATAGTCTTACCACTACCAACTGTGTTGTTATGAGTAGCATGAATCCCGCCCTTCCAGCGGTGTTTAACGACCACATCATCAGTCACCCAACATGACCAGCAGGGCTTCCATGCAGGAAAATGGTCTTTAAGGGAAAACCCTTTAACTTGTTCGTACTGAGGAGCATTAGCTGCAAGGCGGTTCTCAAACCTAGCATCATGGTTGCCTAGTGTCCACACCAAATGGACGTTGTGACGAGCAGCTTTGGCAGTCTCCTCAATCTCACCCATCGTTAACTCACAAGCTTTTAATTCTTGAATGACAGTAGGTGTTGAGTCCCACCCAATCCTAGGGTGGCGGCTAATACTAGCGCCGTCAAAAATGTCGCCGTTAGCAATAACTGCTTTCGGTTGCAGTTCCTTAATAGCCCATAACAGACCACGATAAGCAGTAGTGTGAATACCAGGCCAAAAGTGTGCATCAGAGAAAATAATGACAGTTCCATTTTCCACTCCCAAATTAGTCCTAGCTGGATTCTTTGCAGATTGCTGGAGTCCTCTAAATTGATCTGCCTTTCGTGAAGGGTTTTCTAATGGAATGTTACGTCTTTCCTCAATGCGCCTGCGTCTAGCATTTACTTTGCGTAAGGTTGTGCCAAGAATCTCAGCAATCTTTTGGGTTGAGCCATGAACCTTCCATAGTTCAATGAACTCATTCTCTGAGCATAACGGTCTAGGCATATCAATCCTTCAGTTTAAGTCGCCAAAATAAAGTGCCATTAGCACCCCAAGGTTTACTCGGTTCAAACAATTTAAAATCACAGTTGATCAAACTGTTTGAAGATGCAGGGTTGAGATATGTATCAGTAATAAGCCAGCGCCAACCTAACGCTCTGGCTTGCCTAACTCGCGCTCGAATAAGTTTTTTCTGTATGCCTTGTCCACGATGACTAGGTAACACGCCTGCACGACACAGATAACCAGTATCACCCCAGCGAACAGAAGGAACAAGACCCCCAAAAGCGCACGGCAAATTAAGTGAGTCATAAACTATCCACCACCAGCCTGTTGTTGTATTAAAAGGTGAATCAAAAGGGAGGCACTTCTTTTGAAGTACCCCCAACTCCTCTTGTATTTGCAAGTGGCGAATATCAACACGCTTAATTTTCATAAGCGTATTACACATTTACAGTGTGACCTATTTATGAATAAGTTCGTGTGCCCTGCTTATCAATGATTAGCCGTTGTTTTCTTGGTACACCACTTAGCTCATTAGGAATAGAGATGTGTGTCCAACGATCAAACTCACGGATAACCTGATCATAAGGAAGATCAGCAGCTATGACAGCCTTAACAACTTCGTCAGGAGTCATACCTGGTACACGAATGTCAGCAGCACAACCAACACGATGTTGACTGGTATCTTTAGAACCAACAGCATCATTCAAAGCCTTACAACGAAAAGCAGAGTTGATCATAATTGGTTTGTTATTAAGAACAACTTTAACTTTTTCTAAGAAATCAGCCAGACGTTTAAGATTGTTTATCTCCCTGTCGTTAGGAGTGTTCTCAATCTCACGATGATCCGTATGTGTTAGTTCTTCTAACGTAAAGTGTTTACTCATTTGCATCTGTATTCTCCTCAACAGCATTGTTCATTTTGATAGCAGCCAACCAGCCAATAAAACCACCAATGATGGTGCTAAAAGCAGGGGCAATAATTGGAAAGATGTCTTTGTTGTCGATCACACTGTTAGGCACAAACATGCCACCCAGCAAACACAAAGTCATTGCAACGATTACAAAGCAAAGCGTGAACGCCATGTATTTTGCAATACCAATAATTGCTTTCTGAAAGTCTGTCATTTACGTTTCTCCATGATTTTCTCGGCAGTACGACCACCAAAATATGCCAGCATGATGAGCTGGCCCCATTCTCCCAACAACTTAACGTAGGATTCGTTCACGTTGATACCGCCTGCGCTTAGTGCAGCAAACAAGAAGTAAGCAATAAAGATAGCAATCAATGTCATAGGACGGATGTTCTTAGACAACCAAGAGTCGCTAGACATATCAGCTTGCCAACGATCTGTTACCGCTTTGGTTTCAATCTCAAACGCCTTGGTATCAATCTCTTTAAGTTTTAAAGCAAGATCTGGGTTAGCTTGAAGAGCCGTAGTAACTTCAGTAATAGAAGCTGGTACGCCTAATTTATCTGCAATAGCTTTGATAGCCATGCCTCCCATTGGACCCATGACAGCAGTAGCTAATGCAGGAGCTGCGCCTTTAAGAATTGCTAGTAGATCATTCATCATCTTTTCTTTCTACAAGTTTTTGTTTACGGTCTTTTTCTTCAATGCGAGTTAACAATGCTTCAACTTTGTTGAGCTGTTTACTTTGGTAAGCGACAGCAAACGACAACGCCATCATAATAAAAATCATGAGCGTAACGATTGCTACCCAAAACCAAAATTCTTTCATAGAGCTAAATACAGTCCAGTCATTTCCAACATTACGATTACCACTACTGCTACGTAGATCAACTTGGACACTAGGATTTCTTGACGGTGTTCGTGTTGCCATGCTGTGTCTCGTTCTTTTTTGAGCTTGATCTCACGAGCAACCTCCTGTTCTTCTAAAATCTCATCGTACTTTGCCAAGAACTCTTGGTACATTGCACCAAGTCCTAGTTCTGCTGGAGTCCCATAGATCATTACTTGTTTGAGTTGACTGTTTAGTTGTTTCATTTGCCACTGCATTTCAATTCGATCTATTGCACTGTCGGCAACCTTCTCGGTAGTGAGAGCTTCTTCTTCAAGTTCCCGACAATGTTCTTTAAGCTGACGCACAGCATCAAAGTAAACCTTTAAATTCTCACAAATCTCATGGACAGTTCTGGCTTGAAACTCCTCATAGCTTAGTTCTGGTTCTTGCTTGCGACTTGCCTTTTTCTCCACAGGCTTGGCTTGTGTCTCAGGCGTTGACGACAAAACAGTTTGTCTCTCAGATTTGCCATTTTGTTCACCACTAAAAAGATTAGTGATCCAATCCCATAGTCCTGCGACTGTTTCGTAAGTCTCTTTGACTTGCCCAACAATACCTTCCACTTCAGACTTAGCATCGTCAATAAATGCCTTACCTTCTGAGAGCATTTGACAGCCAGCGCGGATAGCACCGACTGCACTCTGTGCCATAAGTAAAAGAGAGATTGGGTCCACATCAGTTTAGTTAAGTTGGAGCTGTATAAGCAGTGATGATGCCATTAGCAACAGTCAAAGAACCATTAGTGCCTGCAACAGTTAGTTTAGCCAAAGCTACTGTAGTTGAAACACCTATGTTCTCAGTAGCCATAGTGCCCAACCCAAGATTAGTTCTTGCTGTAGAAGCAGAAGCTAAGTCAGACAAGTTGTTAGCTCTGTAAGCATAGGTTGTATCCGTGCCTGTAGTTGAGTAGCTAGATGTGTTAGCTACTGCCATAGTACCAAGACCTAAATTAGTACGGGCACTAGAGGCAGAAGCTAGATCACTAAGGTTGTTTGCACGATACGCATAAGTAGTGTCTGCTCCTGTAGCAGTTACTCCAAGATTGGTACGTGCTGTGCTTGCACTAGCTAGATCTGAAAGATTGTTAGCTCGAAAAGCGTAAGTTGTATCACTACCAGTAGCCGTAACTCCCAGATTAGTACGAGCTGTACTAACAGATGCAAGATCACTAAGATTGTTTGATCTAAAAGCATACGTAGTATCTGTACCAGTTGTAGAGTAGGCAGTAGTCCAACTAGGTACACCAACAGCAGTCATTTGCAACAAAGAAGTAGCAGCAGGCGGAGCTAACCTAGTTAGATTATCTGTAGCGTTGCTATAGATAATGTCTCCTTTGTTGTACGTAGTTAAACCTGTACCCCCAAACTCAGGCTCAATAGGAACATCTAAGGTAGAGGCAGTACCAAACACCCTATCACTAAGCCTTTGGAACCAGTCTCTCCAAACAAAGCTTTCGCCAATAGGGTTCTGTGGGATAGGTGTTTGTTTAGCCATGCTTATTTACCCATCTTTCTATCCATCTCTTCTCTGCGTTTACGAAGCATGTTGCCTTCTTTGATGTGCTTAGGAGTCATCTTCTCACGACCAGCTTTGATTTCTTTTTCACGGTACTGATAAGCCAACTCTTTTGTCTGCAACTCACGTTCAGCAGCTTTGAGCTTACGTTGTTCAGCAGTAGAGCCGTACACAGGGAAGCCCATTGTTCCTAGTAACGCACGCTTAGCACCTTCACCTTCAGGAGCACTCATAGCAGCAGACACCTGGAAAGGAAGAGCACCACTAAGAGCAGTTTTAAGTCTGCTATAAGCACTACGATCAACCAACTTAGGAGCATCAGGCGAAGCGTACTCTGTACCAGCAATACCAATGATTGCAGCTTTAGGAAGAAAGCCCAACTTATTAGACAAAGTTTTAGCTGGGTCCATGATCCAGTGAACAGGTTCCATAGCGTGCTTCATAGCCTGCATAGACGTACCATCAGGGAACTCAATACGTGTTGGATCTTTGTTCTCCCACACAGGACGATTAGCAACCATCAAGTTGATAGCATTAATCAAAGTCAAGTAAGTAAGAGCAGTCTTAAACTGATACAACCTAGCATAGTCAGACTTGGTTGTAGGATTGATCATCCCTTTGATACCTTCAACGGGGCTTAACTTAGTAGGGTTTAAGCTCTTAGGCAACGCAGCAGTAAAAGCACGAAGAGTAGAGATAGTCCAGTCAGGAGCAAACAAAGCAAGTTGCAAAGCACGGCGACCTTGAGGACTGTAAGCAGCCATAGCCATGCGTTTAGCAAACTCATTCTGAGTACCAGCAGCCGCATCAAACCAATTCAAACCACCAAAAGAATCATTAACAAATCTAGAGATTTCTATACGAGCAGCAGTCTCATCAAAAGGTTTGCCTTCTTTAGCAGCTTGGAATCGTGCCTTATCTAAGTAAGCATCAGCAACCATGAGCTTACCGCCAGTGTGCAAGTAATCCCAGGTGTACTTATCAAACAAACCTAGTGTGTACTTTTCAACTGTAGACAAAGAACTCTCAAGCACACGAGTCTTAGGACCGTACTTACCAATCAATGAATCAGCAGCCTTACCAATAGAAGACAAGATGCCACGAGCTACATCTTCTGGAGCATCTAACTGAAGACGACCTTCTTTAATCCACTTGTCTACGTTATCACCAGCACCACCATTACGGTATTGGTCAACAGCTTTTGTAATAGCAGACAACTGAAGCTCTTTACCTGTGAGCTTCTTTACACTCTTCTCAACAAGAGGCAACACAATGGCTTCTTTGAGTGGTGTCCAAATTGGAATCTCAGCACTAGACAAAACTTCCATCAAAGATTTAGCATGGAAAAATGAGCCAACAACGTTGATACGTTTGGTAATCTGAGAGACAGTCCCCAAAGCTTGCATCAATTGGCCTGGGCCAGCATCAAAAACAAACTTCAAAGCAGGCAACAAGTCAGGATGTACAGCGTAGCCAGCAAGTTCAGAGTTGTCCATCACCTCCCAACCATGAGGCAAGGGATCGTCTTTAGTGATAGGGCGAATCAAAGACTCACCTGCTGCATTACGAACTTGCTTTAGGTTAGTAATGAGGTTCTTGTTCTCAATTGCTTTTTCAACAGAGTGTGCGTAGTCAGCGTAGATTTCAGCAAGGTTATCTGTCTTTAGTTTAAAACGATAGTCTTTACCGTTTTCTGCTAACCAACCATTGATACCATCAAGATGACGCAACAGATCTTCACGAGTCTTTAGACGACGCTGCTCACCATACTTAGTAGTAGTCTTTGAACCGCCACTGCCACCACTTCCACCACCAAAAATATCTTTCATAAGCTCTTTAAGAGCATTGGGTGGGGCAGACCCCTCAGAGATAACGTTACGAGCAACGTAGTCCTCATGCCAACCTTTGATAACACCTGCTTCTAGAGCACGTTTACCCAGGTCATCCATGAGTGTACGAAACTTATCAGCAATAGTTTTTTCTGCACCATCAAGCTTGTCGCCACGATCAATCTTATAAGTCAGTTGCTCTAAGTTCACATTATCTTTTTTAGCAATGTCTAAGATGTCTGCTTTGTTGTTACTAGTAATGCGCTCACCAGCAAGTTTGTTATCTAAGTTGATACCAACAAACTTTTCTGTTTCTTTTACAGGTTCTAACCAAGTTTGTTTGTATTGTTTGTAGCCGTCATAAAAATCAAGAGCAGCTTTCTCCCCAGATTTTTCGTAGATTTCTACAGCAGTTTTATAGAAGTCATCTTCGTCCTTCATGTCGCGAGGATCAGGTTTACTTCCGTCTTCCTGTAGCATGTCTTTAATAGATTTAGGAACTTCAGATGAGTCTTTAATTACTTTTGTTTTAGGCGTTTCAATATCAGAAATAAACTGCTGTTCATACTCTGCAATTTTTGCAGGGTCTAACGGCATTTCTGATTTGTGCAACCAATTAACAAAAGCGTCTTTAGTTGACTCAGTAGTTGTAGAGTACCTATCAGCGTACTCTTGTACATCACCAAACTCATAAGCAAGAGTCTTTTGAGGTGGCATGTCTTTAATTAACTGAGCATGTTCTTGTTCTAGTTTTTTAATCTGTTCGTTGATACTAGTAACACGCTCTTCATTACCAATTCCAGCAGCTTCTTCTGCTTGAGCTTCTAGGCTCATACGTTGAGTTTCGTTGTTGTCTATAGCTTCTTTGTAGTCGTCACGAGTAGCCAATTGATTGGGGTCGTAAGGCTTTTGATCAGAAACATTTTCTCTTGCTGTACGAAAAGCACGAGCATCTTCTGAGATTGCTACCCCACTATCAACAGGTAGAATTTTACCGCCACGAGCTTCTAACGCATCATACAAAGCTGTAGCAACACCCTTGCGTCTGTCGCCTTCACGTACAAAAACATCAATGGGTCCACCATTAGGCATGTATGTAAGCTTGCCAACTTCTTCTCCAGAAGCATTTTTTGCTACTAAAGATATAGGTTCTCCGTGTTCCATACGAACTAAACTAGAAAATGCTTCGGGAGCAGGAGCAGTCTCTATAGAAACTCTGCTGTTATCTTTTAACATTACGGAGTTAGCATTTTTTTCTGCTGAGATTTTCTTTAACTTCTCAATAACAGCAGCTTGTTCTTCTGGTGTTGACAGAGGATCAACTTTAGGAGGTAAGTCAGTGTTACTAGTAACGTCAGGCGTTACTTTTTTAGTTCCACCAGGTAACATGCTGGAAATCTTCTGACCAAGCCTTTCACCAGCAGCAAACGGCACTCTACCTACAACGTTAAATCCAGGCATACCTACACCAGTAGTAGCAGCTACACCTAGTTTAATAGGATCAAACTCACCTTCAGTAGCGTACTGAGTACCTGCTTCAATGCCTGTTTGCAATGCACCAGATGTAGCACGTTGAACAATAGGCTTAGACATGAACTTGCCAGCAATTTCAGGAGCAGTTCTAGGGGACATACCTGCTAAGTTAGCAAGGGTCTGTCCAGCAAATGCCTCATAAGGATGTGCTTCTTTTTCTGCTTTACGTTGTGCGTAATCTTCTGGAGCAAACACTTCGTGCATCCAATCAGTTACTTTTTGAGCAGCACCTGATGCAACAAAAGCAGTTCCTAAACCAGTAGATAAACTAAGAGTAGCAGCAGCAAAGGGTCCAACAACAGGAACAGCAGCTACTGCGGCAGCAGGTGTAGCTACAGCAGCCATACCAGCACCAAAGCCATAAAGACCAGCAGCAGTAGCAGGAGAAGCTTCTAAAGCAGAACGACCAATGTTTCTAGCAGACCTAGACAACTCATCATTAGGCTTCATGCCAGGCTTAGGGTATACCCCAAATGCAGCACCACTGCTACCCTCTACAGGAGCAGATGCAGATGTAGCAGGAGCTACAGCTTCGTCAAAAGAGATCCCTTTAGAAGTAGTAGATCCACCACCAGCAGCCTCTTCAAAAGAGATTCCAGCCATACGTTACTCCACAAACGATTTAGATTTAGCGTCCCATTTAAGGACACCCTTACTGGTAGTGTAGTACTTACCATCTACCGCTTCAGCAGCAGACTTAGGCATAGCCATAGGAGCAACCTTAGTTCCTTGATTTTTGTTACTAGGAACTTCTTTGCCTGCTGGCTTAGCAGGAGCAGCAGGTTTAGCCTCTGGTTTTGTTTCTGGTTTACCTGGTGTTTCTTCTTTAGGTCTAGCGTACAACTCAAGTTCAGTAGACAAGTTTTCTACAACAGTCTTTTTACCTGGGAAGTCAGGAGCACTAATAGCAAGGTTTAGTTCTTTTTGAACTTGATTGCGTCGAAACTCATCACGTTTACTAACAGCAGTTTTATACGCATCAGCAGCTTCATCTGTTGGCTCACTTCTGTTTACCCAGAAACTACGAATCTTGCTCTTTGTTTGAGCGAGGTCAGCAGCTTCAACTTCAGCATCAAGCTTCTCCATGGTCTTACGACCAGAACGTTCAATGCTATCTTGTGCTCGTTGATAAATATTCCAGTCACGCATATCACGGTCACTGCCACCAGCTAATCTACGTTCTGTTAGAGCGTTCTCACGGATACGAGCAATACGTTCACGAGACTCGTTAATTAGGGTTTGTTTCTGAGCTTCAATCTGTTTGAGTTGAGTAGATAACTGACCCTTAGCATTGAGCATTAAGTTTTTAGCAGCTTCTTTCTTTTCAACTCCAGACATCTTGCCCCAGTTAGCTTCACCAACTTCAGACACCAAAGCTTTTAAAGTTTGAGGAGGAAGCTGTTGAGCGTACTCTTCAACCTTATCGTCAGGTACAGCAGCAATAACGCCATAAGCGTTACCAATCTGTTGAGCAGCTAAGTCCAACTGCTTCTGTTGGTTAGCAATCTTCTTAGCATCAAATGTTTCAGCAGCAGCAATAGTCTTAGCACCGTTCTCTACATCAGACGACATCATCTGAGTAGCACCAGTCATTCGTAAGACTTTGCCGTAGTCTTGTTCAGCAAGAGCAGTTTTAAAATCAGTGCTCTGTTGCAACTCTTTAAGTTTTGCACGAGACTCTTCACCAGCTTTAAAGCCAGACTCAGATATTAAGTTAGCAAGCTTAGCCTTTTGAGTTTCAGCAATTACTTGTTCAGCTTTAGCTTGGCCTACATCAGCAGCCAAAGGTGCAGCGCCCATGTTCTGCATCATGGTCATAGCAGCATTACTGCCTGCTGCCATATCGGACATTAGATATGCCATGATTTAATCCTTAGTCGGCTCGGTAAAACCCAGACATGTTAATGTCTGATGGAGCTGTGTCATAGAAACCGCTTGTATTAATGCCAGTCTCAAACTGACTAGTAGATACAGGAGCAGTAGGTTTGTTACCAAAGATACCAGCAATGCCAGTACCTATGCCACCAAGACCTTGCATAATGCCAGTCTGTGCTTGTGTGCCAGCGTTGTATCCTGCGGCTGGAGATTGAGTAACACCAGCTCCAGTAGCTAATCGGTTTAAGTAATCGCTCATAAAACCAGAGTAGCCTTGTTGTGCTATTTGCTCAAGAGCAATCTGTTCATTACCACTACGTAGCATTCCAGACTTAGTGGCACTACGTTTAGCAGCTTCTAAAGCAGGGTCTAGTACACCAGTTTGAAATTGAGAGTACCCAGGCATCTTAGTAATGTCAGTCTCTGCTCCAGGTTGCAAAGCACCTGCATACATAGCAGCTAAGTTTTGACGATAAGGAGCCATAGGATCAGCTTGAGACTGAGCTTGTTGCACAGTCTTAGCACCACCTAAAGCGTTAGTAATCCCACCACCTGTAAGGCTGTTGATGCTTCCTGCAAGCTGCATAGCAGAACCAAGTTGGCCCATTGAGGGCATACTTAATCCAGATAAAAGTCCTCCGCCAGTACCCCCCATTAAGTATGGAGCACCAAAGTAAGCGCCACCAGCAAGCAATGCTGCTTTGCCTAAGTCAGACTCAACAACATCACCAACTGCACTACCAATGTCGCCAACTACATCACCAATACCGCTACCAATGTCGCTAACTGCGTCACTAATACTGCTTACTACTCCACCCATGTTATTCTCCTTTAGCCTTCTTACGAGAGGTATAGACGGCAGCTCTTGTGCCATCTAACAAGTTAATTTGACCTTTGTGTGTCCATTGAAAAGTCTTAGCAAACTTCTCTAGCTTCTTGTTATCCTCTTGGATAAGAGCTACGACATCAACACCAACTAACTCTAAAAGACAATCAACACTTTTGTTGAAGTCTCGTTTAACTTGTGGGGTCCACCGATATATGTCAGTATGGAACCACAAGTTGTTTTGGAATAGCTCCAAGTATATTACGTAATCCTTACGGAGTACTACTGGAACTTTACCTTTAACGCCTGTAACGTCCACCGCCTACAGCCTGCTCTTGATCCATCTCACCAATGCGGAAGTCTACTTCTGCAGAATCTAAACGTAGAGGAACGTTACTAGTACAGAGAAACTCCCAAGCTCTACGGCGATCAGCTCCACTAAGGTAGACCTGAGAGCGTGAGGCATTGAGGTTAACCTCTCTGTAACTAGACCAAGTATTGTAGTCATCGCCAGTGTGACGAATCTGCATAATCCCTGCAACCTTATCCCCAATGATCTCTAACCTTCCATAGAACTTACGTTTAGTAGTTCCATTGTCAGAGATGTCAGTTACAGTACGGCAGTAGATGTCTTCTCCGTCATCCCTGTACACATCTAAGTCTAGTTCGTAGATCTCAGCAGTGTCGTCATCAAGCATAAATGGGACACCTTGCACTTGAGCATAGTATGTAGGACGAAAATAAGATTCGTAGTACGTACCAGGGTTAGGTTGATCGTTAGATGCCATAGCCCACTGAGTCCATGTGTACCACATCTTTTCATTGAGGTCATACACTAACGTTTTGTTTGTGTTGTGCAGAGTCAGGATGTAGAGAGTGTGACCACTGATTGTGTAGCAGTATGCAGATATTTCGGACAATGAATCCGCAGCAAGATGTTTGTCAACGTTGTGTGTAGAAACACGAACAGGAGACACACCATCCATCATGTACACAGAACGACCATAGGTCTTACTAGTACCAATCCATAGTACTGTGTTACTAGTAGAAACAATAGAGTCACCAGCAGCACAACCAATCTCTGAGGTGTAGCTTTGAGCCACACCTAATGGAGAGCCTGTAACATTACCTACATCATAAAAAAACTGAGTGCTTACGTTACCAAAAGCTACAAGGTAGTTCAGATGTTTAGCAATGCCAATTAGGTTGTCAGCAGTCTGTTCAAATGTGATGTAGTTTAAAGCTCCCCAAGTTGTTGGGTCACCTACGTCAGAGTTATAAATACGGTTACCAGTTGTTCCTAGGAACAAATAGTTGTTGAGGTACACAGCTCCTGCTACATACGGAGCAGTAGGCAAAGTGGTCATAGACACAAATGCGTATGACGAGTTCAACAAGTACCCAGTTACTTTGTTGTGAAAAAACAGTTCTGCATCTAAGAACGTTTTAACAAAGTAGCTTTGGCTAGTTGAAGTGGATGTAGTTCCAATAGTAGTTTTAGTCCAGTTGCTAGGATTTACTTTGTAAACAGTGTTTGCAATGATGGCAATTAAGAAGCTACCAAACCCTGCTAAGCCTTGGCTATCTACAGAGGCAGGAGGAGTAACAGATACTACTTGCATCTTAGACACAATGCCAGGACGTTTGATGAACTCTCGCTTCTGATCTCTTGTTTCAAAGAAACAGTTAGACGAGTAAGAGTCTTTAGCAAAAGATCCGCTACGAGATTCAATAGGCTGTGTTAACGGGATACGTTCGGTAGCCATGCTTACCTCGAATAAGAATTAGTGCTGCTAGATCTAAAGTCTGGGGCAAAGAAGGTACTAGCAACTTCAACATCCCAGTCGTTGAGAAGTTGTCGGTATGTTGTAGCTCGCATAGTAATCTCTTGTCGGGTGTTCATAGGCACACCATACTCTAGTGACAACTGATCAGCTAAGTTCCACACCAGTGTGTTCATCCACTCGTTAGGAAAGTCGGGGATTTGACTAGCAGTAGTGATGTCGTTCAATGGCATCTGAGCTACAAGGTGCAACTCAAGGTTAGCAGCAGCATTAGCATCAGGAGTCAAGAACACGTACAAGATACCATTCAAAGCCTTGGTGTCATAGAACACTGTGTTAGCTGTACCTGTTGAGAACTTAGAACCAAGCGTGTTGTATTCGTTCTTAGACACAACCATGAATGGTGTATCAATGTGGGGAGTAACCTGCATATTACGATACCAACCTTGAATGACTTTCAATGGTCGATCAGTGATAGCAACTGTAGGAGCTTGTGTGTCGTACATCAAAGCAGAAGAAGCTCCACCTAAGATGTAGCTTGTTTGGTTTTGAATTAAAGGAATAATCAGTTCAGATGTTTTCCAGATCTTTAGACCCTCAGTACTCATCTGTTTAATGAGCAAGTTAAGAGACATGTTAGCGTTAGTAACAGTATCTGCGTTAGGGGTGTCACCAATCTCAAGCACACCCAACTTACGTAGAGCTAGTGCAATAACTTGATCGCGTGTGATTGAATAGTTTGATGACATGGTTAGACTTCAATAGATTTTAAAACTTGTAAGTTTAAATTTGTGTTTGATCCCAAGGCAAACCAGAGGCGCTTACAGGGTTACGCTGAGCTTCAATCTGAGCAGCCAATGCAGCCTCTACAACAGCCTCGCCTAGCTTGTCTTTTACCCAAGCAATCACTTGAGCTTCAGTCAGAGATGCAAAAGGTGTTACAGGTGTATCGCCTTGGTAGTTAATAGTGCCGTAGGTGGATGCTGTGAAGTCTCCGTCTACCTTGGTGACGTTGTAATGGACTGTCGTTACATAGCCTGTTGCAACTTCGCGTTCCAATTGATTGATAGAGTAGATTGTGGTCATGCTGTTTCCTTAGTTTATGGGTGTGTGGCTTTGTAGGCTTCAAACTTAGCGTTGAGTTCTTGAATGGCTGCTGTCAACAAAGGAACTAGTTTTGCAGGGTCAACGCTTTGATAAACGTGCTTTCCGTTTTCATCGACAGCATCTTTTTGACCTGTTACAGCAATAGGCTCAACTTCTGCAACTTCGTGAGCAACAAAGCCGTTAATGGTTTGTTCAGGGAACTCGATGAAATTAAATGTGCTTGGTTTTAATATCATCACTTTTGCAATAGCGCCTGTTAACGGAACAATGTTTTCCTTCAGCCTGTAATCAGAAAAAGAGGCATATGTTGTTGTTGCGCCGCTGATAGATACCTGACCACGCTGTGTAGTTCCTGAATACAACGCCATGACTTCTCCATCGTTTGATCTTCCGAAAAAACAAGGTGTTGAGCCTGATCTTTGAACACTAACATAGCCGCCAGAACCAAAAGCAGCTCCTGTTGTAGCGCTACCTGCTCCGGGAACTGAAGTAGCAGACACCAGCAAGTTACCGCTGGAGTCAATACGGGCTTTTTCAGAAAATCCATCAACATAGAAAACAATATGAGAACCAGAGCGCAAACTATCTGGGTCTGCAACAATAGCAACTGAGTTATCTGAGTTTGAATTTACGCCAACAAAACCACCAACTTCGCTGTTTGTCGTAATAAAAGTCTCACCACCAAGCACTTGCAACTTACCTACGCTTGTAGTTCCAATTGATGAAGTAGTGCCGACAAGTAATCGACCGCTGGAGTCAAACCTAGCGGCCTCTGTCCCGCCCTCAGAGAAAGCAATCGTGTCAGCAGCAGGGAAGAAGATACCTGTGTTGGTGTCGCCTGAAGTCGTGATCGCAGGCGCAGCAGCAGAGCCCGCACTAAAAGTTTGTGCAGCCGTAAATGTATTAGCTTCGTCTAATTTTGGTAGATTGTTAAGAGTTGCAGCAACTAAACGAAGTTCAACTTTATCACCAGCCAGCCAAGATGCAGCTAGTGTATTGTCTTGAGCACGAACAATAGTAAATGTATCTGTAGAACGAGCAGTTACTTTAATAATTTCAACGGTACCAATCGTATTAGCCAATGTACAGTAAAAATAATCACTGCCACCAAGAGAGGGAAACAGTGCCCCTTGGCCTGCTGTCACAGTCAAACTAGTAACTGAAGAGTTAATTCCAGATGCTAAGACTGTTGTTGCATTGTTTGTAAACTTTATTCCCATGACATTCTCCTATTAGCCGACAGTGATAGTCCAATTGATAGTCAATGTGTCAAGTGCACTTTTACCAACAGCACTAAACACTACATGAGACAGCATGATTCCACCAGAAGTAGCATTGTTAAAGATGCCTGCTTCAGTGATGCTTCCTGTACCTACACCAGCAGCGTAGGTGTTAGACAAACTAACCACGTTAGTAGATACGCTATAGGTAGTAAATGCAGCACGAGCAATTTCAGTTTGTAGGGCAGTGTCGGCAGTACTAGCAGCAGAAGTACCAGTGCCAATAGCAATTGCAACAAACGGAGAAGTGCTTGAGTTAATTACTGCACTAGCTAAGAAGTTTTTACCTACTTGAACAATCAAGTTTGTCTTTTTAAGAACAACTTCGTTGTTTAGTAGAACTTCTACTTCGCCAACCATGTTGATTACTTCATTCATTTTTAATCCAATCCTAAGAAGTTGATTGAGGAGCCGTTTAAAGCTGTCAGTGAAAAAAGATTGGTAGAAACAGATTCCGCAAAATTAAGTGTATCAGACAAACTTCTACCTAAAGAAATCATTACTGTTTCAGAAAGTATAAATTTTTCTGGATCGTAATTAACGTTACTAGGAGCATTGATAGCCAGCAAGTTTATAACAGATCCGTTAATAGCTGAGTCTGTTATGACCCTACCACCTACAAGCTTAGTAAACTGTTTGGCAATCCGTTCTTCTATATCAACAGTCTCATTTGGATATTGAGTAAAGTTGTAAGGAAGAAACCTATCTTTTTGTTCAGGACGCACGTAAGGGGGAGCTTGGATGTCAGCTACACCTCGAACATAGTCTTGTGGTTGGCGAACTTCCCAGTCACCGCTACAAACCATAAGTCCGTCCCAACGGAGTCTAAGGTCAGATTCCTTAAACTTTCTGCCGCAGGCATCGCAGATGGTTAGCCATCCACCATTAGACCAGTTTGATTTGTAGGACATAGTTTAGCTGAGTTGACGCAACTTGTACACAGTGGACAAGTACAAGGCAACAATCTCATCCACAATGTTTTGAATAGCTGACAGGTCACAGGACTTGCGTAGCTTTTGTATCTCAAGAACACGTTTAGAAAGATGGTCTGCAATCTTGCCGTTAGGTGCACTACTAAGCAAGGGGATGTTCATAATCCCTTCGTAACCTTGATACGTTTCAGCTAGTGTGTCAGCTAAATCTATGATCCCATCATAGAAGCCCTGCAAAGCTACATGCTGTGCATAGCTGCTAGTACGCAGATGCTCCATGTGCGTAAGGGTACGATCTAAGAAAAGGATAGCAACGATTTGTTCCATAGTTTGTTCCTAGTAACAAATTACTTGTCAGACTTGCCGTCTAGTTTGTCAAAAATTTTGTTGATCATAGTCTTAATCTCACGAATATCTTCTTTGTAGTCGTCTTTAACAACGTACTCCCTAGGAAGATCTTCACGCAATTTAGCTAAGTCAGCTTGTAACTCTTTAACTGCGGCCCACATCTCACGGGCAAACCAACCAGTGATAGAAGAAGCAAAAGCCAGGGCAACATTTAAAAAAGTTTGGTAATCCATTATGCGTCCTCCATGTCTACTAATCTTGAAAGCGTCATAAAGTTTTCTTTGTTAATGAAGTGTAGTTGATGTTAGAAAAATTGTAAAAAGTTTCCTGTTGATGCGGCTGGTGGCGCAGTAAATATCCATCCTGTGTTACCGCCAGAATCTGTTGAATTTGCCCCCGCGTACCATGTAGCACCACCAGTGGCAGTTGAATTTTGAATATTTAAATAATTTGAACTTACAACGCCGCTAGTTTTAACAAGTGTGCCATTATAAATGGTCACAATGTTACCAGCAGACCCTGTGACGTTCCAATTGGTTACTGTGTTTGAACTTCCAAAATCAAAAATAGTGGTTCGAACAGAATTAGAAATTGTTTGTATTGTGTTTGAACCACCAATAGTTAAACCCCCCGACGAATTTTTAAGCTCACAATTGTAAGTAGCACCGCCGCCCAAAAAGCTACCAAAACCAAAATTGTTACCTGTTATTTCAATTTTTCCTTCGCTTGTGCCTTGTGTTGTAGTAAAGTTAGTTGGCGCAGCGTTATTAAATGTGGTGCATTGTATTGTTCCACCATTAAACGTAATATTTTTTGTTCCTGTAGCAGTTTGAAATGTAGACCCCGATACACTGCCACTCATGGCAAGGGTGTTGCCATTTAAATTTAATGTGCCAGATGTTAATGTTACTAATCTAGTTCCAAAATCATTAGACCAAGATATGTTATTTGATAATGTAACAGTCCCTGTTGGGCTATTTATTTCAATGGGCGAATAAAATGTACTGGGTATATAAATTGCTTGCGTTGTGCGACCAGCAAAAGTAGTAGTTCCATTGCTGGCAAAAAAATCAGTATTGGTTTGTGTTGTAAAATTACCATAAACTGTGGGGCTTGAGCTTAATGTAAAATAAAAAAAACTTGTTCTTTCTACGGTCAAGGTTCCAACATTGTAATCTGCGTTCATGGTTAATGAACTTACGCTTGCGGCTTCTTTAATTATGGCGGTATCTTGCGCCAGTGGGAAATCAGTTGATACGGCTGAACCCCCATCTGTTACCGACCAACAACCAGCACTTGTTGCGCCCCAATTCACCGAAACAGATGCAGGAGTAAGATAAACAGTTTTTGCAGCATCAAAATTTATGTTACTGTTTCCCCCGCAGTTTCCAAATCTAGTTCCAGACCAACTTGCCGATGCCCCAGCCGCAGCAATATCTCTAAAATCTACATCTCTTACTATTGAAATAGTATTTGCTGTTATTGTTCTTTGAACCCCAATAACATCAGAACAAACCATTGTTCGATATGCAGAAGCAAGACTGTTAGTAATTGTAAATGTTCCGCTAATTGTTTGATTTGCGTTTAAAGTAACTTTTGTAAAACCAACAGTAGACCTACCATTTATGGATAAATTATTAAATGTGTTTGCGCCAGTTATTACTATGCTAGATTTTGCGCCATTTGTAAATGATACTCCACCAAAAGTTAACCCACCTCCCTCAAATACAGGAGCAGAAACAGCGGAAGTTATTTGGGAACTGCCCGCATTAAGCGTAAGATTGGTGCTTGGTGAAAACGTAACTGCGTTTAAACTGTTTAATGCAATAGTGGAACTACTTAAATCTATTGTTCTTGTATTTGAGTTTGAAGAAGACAAACTACCAGCAGTTACGTTGTAACCACCAGTATTAAATGTTCCGTTGGTTACTATAAGGCTAAATGATGATAAACTAATTGCGCTGTTTAATGTCCACCCACCGCCAACACCGTCAAACACAACATTATTACCAAAAGTTTTTCCATTGGTTGTTATGGTTTTTCCAGTTGATGTGGCGGCAAATGTAGTTACGCCGCTGTATGATCTAGTAAAAAGTGTAGCTGGAAAAGTAAGACTGCCATGTACTGTCAATCCAATGTTTGTGCCAGAAAGGGTCATAGTCCCATCGGTACTTATTGTTATGTCATTACAAACCCTTGGGGAAACTGACATGGTGACGGTAAAATTTGCTGTTCCCGTGTTTGAGTTAGCATCAAAGAATACGTTGTCTGCGGCAGTAGGAACAGACGCGCCACCAACTCCGCCAGACGTAGCCGACCAGTTTGTAGTACTTGTTGCATTCCAAGAACCACTCCCGCCTCTCCAATATCTATTAGCCATGCTTATTCCTCAAACGTTACAGACACAACAGCAATCCAATCATCTAGACGCTGTTGTTTAATTGCTTCAATTTCAACATCTGTGAATGCGTGGTCATCAGGAAAAACCAAAGCATCTGCAAAAGTGCCGTAAGCAGTATCAAAAGAAAAATTAATTGTTACCATATTAAGCCTGTGTAGTTACTGCAATGGCATCCCAACGACCAGTACCACTAGCCCCATAAGCGTTATAAACGACACCAACATAAGTTGTTTTATTAGCAACAGTTGTTGTTGGCAGTGTTACGCCAATAGCCGTATAAGCTGTTAAATCTAAAGCCCTTGCTGTTCCATTATCAAGAATTCTAAACATTAACTTATTGCCATCTACAGGCGTTCCCGTAGGCGCATTAATAGTCAAAGCTGCTGCTTGTGCAGTCCAGTTATATTGGTCATAAGCACTAATGTCTGGCGTTACTGCGGTTGCAGAAGATGTGGTCGTGCTAACTCTTGGGTTGATACGTTTGCTTGTGAGAGTCTCAGCACCTGAATAGGTAACAATAGACGCGCCAGCAAGCGTTGTAGCTCCTGTGCCTCCGTTTGCTAAGGGAAGTGCAGTACCAGAATACGATAAAGCAAGTGTTCCAGATGTGGTAATTGGACTACCGCTAACAGATAAGAAACTGGGGGTTGATAGTGCGACAGACGTAACAGTGCCGCTACCACCTGAGCCTGAACCTGCCCAATCCAGCTTGTTTGTAAATGGATTAAATACCCAACTCATGTTTTAGTTACCGAAGTTAAGTTATTAGATCCGTCATAAGTTAGAGTCAGTGTAGCTACAACAGTGCCTCCAGAACCACCTAGACGATAAACAATTCCAGTTAGATTAGAACCTGTGTAGGACATTGACGTATAGTCATAAGCGCCAATACCAAGACTGTCTTGAATTGGTACTGGCTCTGTAAACTCATTAGTCAGCCTTACAAAATAATGAGTAGGCAGCAACATGCTAGTTATCCTGCAAGAGCTTTAAGGCTATCAAGTTTGGCGTTGAGCTTAGCTTGTTCTTCAGCTAAAGTTTGACGTTGCAATTGAACAACAGCCATTTCAGAAGACAATGTTTCTTGAGTCTTAGCTAACTCAGCTTGAACTTCAGATTGTTGTTTTTCAAAAGCTTTCTTTTGCTTTTCTAACTCTGCTGAATCAGCACGAGTTTTTAAAGCAAGAGCAGCCATGTCTTCTTGAGTTTTGCCAACTTGAATAGCAAGAGCTTCTGCATCAGCAGTGCGCTTTGCAGCCGCAGCAAGGGTAGCATCAGCCTCTTCTTGAGCTTGTTTAATACGGGCTTGAACTCCGTACTCATAGCTTTCTAATTCAGCTTTGCGGTTTGCAGCAGCTACGTTTGCAGCTTTATCAATGCGCTCCATCTCTTTATCAAAGTCACCTTTCATAATGAGTTGAGTAGCAACAATGATCTTACGGATTTCGTAGAGGTCGTTAGGTGAAAGCATAATGTTTTTCCTTAAAGGTTAGGACCTTGTTTAACCATCCAAAGTACGAGAGAAAACACTTGCGTGCCTGAAGCGTACCCAGTAGTTTTAATAAGGATGTTTCCAGTTTTACCAGCACCAGAATTGTTAGTCAAACCACCAACGCTTTTAAACGACATGTCTTCACGACCAGTTAGGCCAATGATTTGTACATCGGTTGTTGCGTCCCAGAACAACTGCAATGCAAGTTGATCTGAAATGGAGTAGTCCATATTATCAATACGTACTGCTGTAGGAGTAGGACCAGTTCCACTTTGATTAAGTGTGCTCAAGTCTACTGCCGTTGTGAGGGCTTGGTCAGAGGTGTCTAACACCCCTGTTACCTTCATAATTACATTACGCGGTCCTTCTTCAAGGATCTGTGTTGCAAAGGTGTTAGCCATGGTTGGCCCCTATTAACGAGCGACTTCTTGAGCAACCAAAACAAAGTCTACAGAGATTGTTTGTGTAGCAGCAGGAGTAATCTGAATGATTTCAGTCAGAGCAGCATTTGTTAAGGTTGTACCAGTAGAACCAACAGTGGGGTTAGCAATACGAGCAATCAAGTTGTGCGCTAAGTACACCAACAAATCAGTACCGTCATAGCAGAATGCCACTTCAATAAAGGTTCCACCAGTCATGGTAGTCACGTTAGACACCAGTGTTGTAGCAGTGTTGTTTACTGTAGACACAAGGCTAAGGACACCAGTAGTAGCAAGTTTAAACAACAAGCTGTCTGTAGTAGCACCGCCTGTTTTGATTACACCAAAGTAACCAGTAATACCCGCGCCAACGCCGCTATAAGCGATGCGTGTGGTGTACCAAAACTTTTGTTCAGCAGCAAACTTAAAAGCAGCGGCAGTGCGATACATGGTAGTAGCGGTTGTAGCTCCACCAGGAGTTAGAACACCAATGCCACCTACGCCATCCGCAAGAGCAAATGTAGAGCTAGTACCAACAATAGTGCGAGAGCCAGCATTACCCAAATCTGTGTAGTCGTTTTCGTAAGTAAAAACTTCTAGACCAGTAATACCACCAGTGTGGAAAGGATCGGGGAAAGGGTAGTTGCCAAGAGGTTGGCTTGCGGGCACAGTGGCTACGCCACTAAGAAATCGGGTAGGGTTTGACATTGGGTGTTCCTTTGACGTTGTTAAAAACAACGCTTCACTGTTGAAGCGTCATTGGGACGATTAGATTCTAACCTTATTTAGGGGTACGTTGTGGTGTAGGAGTTGGGCGCTTACCCTTTTCCTTTTCGCGTTCAAAGCTCATAGTGTTCTCCAGATAGAAAGAACCCCCTCCGATTAAAGAGGGGGTCTGTTACTAGTAACGATTAAGGACCGTTAGAGCCGTAGATGGCACGAGGATCAGACCAACCGAAGCTATAACGCTCGTAGCCTTTGGCTTTAGCGTTCATAGTGTCAAAGTCATTGTCTTGATCAAACGTAACAGCGTGACGCTCATAGTACTTCAAACCAGTACCGCCAGGAATGGTGTTACGAATAAACCATGCGTGTGGAGCTGAGAAGTAGTGGTTCACCTTGAAGCCACCAGGCAAGTACTTACCAGTCGAAATCACGTTGATGTCGTTGTTGGCGTTACCTGTTTGGTAGTTAGAGTTCATGATGCGTTGAGCATTAAACAACTCTTGACGAGGGATGTGCAAGCTGTTAGGTTGAATAGCAACCAACAAACCACGGTCGTTTTGGAAACCCATGATTTGGATTACTGCATCTTCCAGAGCAGCTTCGGACAAGTCCACATCAACAGCAGGCTTGTTAGAGAAAGTGCCGCCAGCAGTGTTGGGGTGTGCTGTAGAGCACATAGCAACGCCGTCGCCACCTTTGTAAGTGCTGTTAAAAGCACGGTTGTAAACGTTAGCAGCAACGTTCTCTTTCGTTTGACGGAAAGACAAAGCCAATGCAGCAGCACGTTTCTTAGACACTTGCTCATACAAGTTGTCGTCCATCTCTTCTTTGGTCACGATATAACCCATTGCGTATGCAACGTGTGTATAACGAGTAACGAAGCCTTGGATCTCAGAATCATACTCAGTGCCAGCACCTTGTTCTTTAACAGGAACCAAACCAAAGCCAGACAATTGAACGTCTTCTTCGTAGTTCATGTTAGAAGTGTCTTTATCGAACAAGTCGATGTACTCTTCTGGGTGCTCATCATAGGTTTGACCCCACCAAGCTTTGATACCAGGCCACAGAGCCTTGGGGTGAGATGCGGTAGTAATTACGCCAGCCATAATAGTTCTCCTTTAATTAGCTATTGATTAAGCAGTGCCTTGGGCTTGCTTATACAAATGACGGTTGAAAATAACGTTGACTTTAGCAGCAGTGCCAGCTTCGTTATCTTGACGTTGAGCAAAACCAATCACCATGAAAGGCAGTGCCAACGAACCAGAAGAACCAAGAGCCAAGACAGTAGATGCCTTCATGGTAGTGCTAGATTGTGGAGCAGATTGAGCCAAAGTAGTTTGGTTAGCTGTCCAGTTTGCACCGACGTTTTTGTTTACATCAGCCAAAGCGTATGTGTCAGCTTGAGCTTCGTATACAACTGTTGGGTCAGTGATCACATACACATAACGTGTGCCAGAGCTGAGTGTCAAGTACAGCTTAGCCAAGTCAATGTTAGTTCCTTCCAAGCTTACGCCAGGATCAGCAGGACGAATACCAACGATGACGCCCATAGGGAGATCAGCATCAGCAGTCATTTTGGTTACAAAAGCAATGCCGTTTGCGTCAGAGCCAGTAGTCAACTTCACCACATCGCCAATAGCGTATGTGTTAGAAGCGTCACTGGCAATTGCAAACAATTGGCCTTGTTGGTTGAAGGGCGCACCAGTCAGAGTTCCGACTGGAGACAGACCACGGGGGCGGGATACGTTAGCCATTTAAGACTCCTTGTACGTTTAGTTAAGTTTGATTCCACCGTTAGGGACATAGAACGCTGGATTATCTCCAGAGACTTTTCCTTTACGGATAGCACCATCAATGCGATTGTTTTTTGCCTGAAGCTCAGCTTGATCTTCCTCGTACCATTCTTGCCGAATCTTCATTAAGTACCCGTATTGCTCTGTGCCTTGAGCACGAGGGTTTACAAGATACCGAATTCTTTCTCCGAGGTCACCATTACGGCTCACTACGTTTTCGCTCACGCCACCAACATCTTCTGGTCTAACAAACTCGTAGCCACTATCCATAGCTTCTTGAATGCGACTTCCTGCGTCCGTAAGAACGTGAAGGTGATAACCAGGTATCTGTTGGCGGACACTTAACTTAGCTTCCGTACCATTAAAAGTATTACGGCGTTTTCGAGTTGCACCGTCTGATGCTGGCAAAGCTTTTGGTTCTGCTACTGCATTACGTTCAGCTTGTTTAGCAAGGTTACGGTCAAGTTTTTCAAACTCATTTAGTGCGCGGGGCATATTCATTTCCTTTCAGTTAACTTACAGATCAAGACCAGTCATACGATTGGACGTATTCTTCTTTAGTCATCAGCTTTTGCTTGACGAATTTATCGCAAGCGGCTTTAGCATCAGCGGGTAGGTTGTCATACGATTGAGCATTACTGCCACCTCGACCTTGACGACCTGAACCAGATTCAACACGACTAGCAGGACTTTTCTTTTCACCAAACTTATTAGGAAACTCTTCTGCTAACACTTCATCAAGCTTATCTAGAAATGGCTTACCTTTTAGCATAGGAAACTCTAAGCGGATGCTATCACCAATACCGTTAGCGATGCTAGTCATACGTTTGTCTTGACCAAACCAAGTGTTGCCATCTAACCAAGATTGCAATTCTGGTTCCATTGCTTGCGTAGCAGGCTCTGGTGTCTTAACCGTATCAGCTTCTTTAACAGCTTGTTTAGCTTCCTTCAGATCTTCTTTTGCTTGATCTAAGGCATCATCTAAAGCGTTGACTTTCTGTCCGTCACCGTCGCTAATAGCTTGGGCACGGGATTCTTTAATCTCACGGATACGATCTTCGTATTCGTTAGCCTTACGTTCGTAGGCTTCTTTCTGAAATCTCTTAAACTCTTCTGCTGCTTCACGAAAATCTCTAAGCTGTTCTTTTGTAGCCTGTAAGTCTCTAATAAGGTTCTCATTATTCTTACGCAGAATAGGAAGAATCTCACGACCACGCTTTACAAAGATGTCAGCATCTACCCAATCAGACTCATTGCCACGGAAGCGTTCTTTTGGAACCCAACCTTGAGACTCTGCTTCTTTTAGAATTTCTTGGGGGACTTCGTTACTAGTAACAATTTCTTCACTCATATCTTACTCCAAAATTACTTTGATGCCAAATGAATGTCAACAACATCCATGTCTGGGTCTAAATAACCTGTGACATCCATATCATTAACCATGCGGTACTGCTTGCCATCTCGACCTAAGTACATCAAACCTGCGTACTTAGCAAAGACAACCTTGTCTCCAACTTTGCACCAAGCTGTAGGGCAGTCTACATAGCAATCTTCACCCATTGCCACAACAACACCAGTGGTGTTAGCCATTTGTTCTCGTGAACTAGTTTCTTCTGTAGCAAGAATGATTCCGCTTGCAGAAGTCTTTTGCACTTCAACTGGTAAAAGCAAGATGCGATTACCTACTGGGTTAATACCTGACACGTTACTCATTTGTTTCTACCTTTTGTGTTGCTTCAAACAGATCGCCATATTCCAAATCTAGGATAATTGCGATAGCTCTACAGCGACCTTTTACTTCTGACTCATCGTCATAAGCACTACTTACTAACCCCTCTTTCATTGCTTCACGATCAGAGCTAAGCATCTTCATCAGACGTTTAGTTACTGGGTGGTGTTGCCATTCCTCGAAGGTATTGGGACTTACTGCTTCCATTCTTTCTCCTTTTAAAAACTCTTACTGAGGCATCTCCATAGTTGGTTCCATGCCCATATCAGGCATTGGCAACTGTGGAATGCTTTGTTGGCTCTGTGTCATTTCTTTAAAAACGGAGTTCATAGTTTGGATAGCACTAAGTACGCCTTCTCTTCGTTCACGAGCCATACCAATTTGCGTGTTAAGTTCTTGCAGACGGAGTTTCTCTCCTTCATGCAACACGCCAATTTTAATTATTTCAATTTCTGCCTCAAACTTTTGGATCTTAGCTTGGTTGAGTTCTGCTTCACCCATTAGTTTTAGCAGAGCTACTTTCAAGTTTAACTGATCAGATGCAGCTTTAGACTGTGCTTTGAGCTGTTCGATCTCAAGCTTAGGATTGCCAGGAGCAGGGACAGCGTTCGGACCTTTTGGATCTGGAAGAACTTTCTCAATGTTAGTTACCTTCATAGCTTTCAAGAAAGCATACTCAGCTTGGTAGCGGTCATACAAACCAGGAGTAACTTGCACTCGTTGTGCAATAGCTAAAGCTTGGTTGACACGTTGGGTATCAGAAGTAACACTAGGATCAGCCGTAGGCATAACATCAGTTACAGGACCAGCGTAGTCGTCAGCTAAGATAATGCCCTGGCTTTCAGCGTTAGACACGTACTTAGTGTTCTCAGAAATAAAGATCTGGTTTAGACGGTAGAGCTTACGGAACTCTTGCTTTAAGCTGCGATGTGTACGCTTAAAGATACCGTTAAAGATCTTCATGCCCTGCTCTGCCATAGTACGAGTAGTCTCAGCAGGAGTATTCTGACCAGGGTTCTGACCAGACAAAATGTCTACAGAACCACCAATACGCTCACCATAATTAATCAAAAGGTTCAACAAAGTGAACATAACTTGAGATGGCTCACGTACTGGCAATGGCACAATACCTTTACGAAGGTCGTCACCAGTCGTATCTACGTGCTTCCATTCCATAGGATTGAAAGAGTAGTTACCGCCACGCAGTTTGATACCACGGCTAAGGAAACCGCCTGCGGTGTTAGCCATAGTGCCAGCATCAACCAACTGGTTCAGGATGGTGTTGATAGATTCGTTCAGCGGACCCAACAAGACACCAAAACCAAGATCGTAGAAGCCGCCATCAGGAGATGGGATAAACGGATACTTAGTAAAGTATTGCTCACCTTGGATAGAAAGGATCTTGTCGCCCTTTTTGTTGTACTCAATATCTTTTGAGTCGTATCTTGCAACAATTCTTGCTACTTTTTTGTTGTCACGGCGCACATACACAATGTATGGCTCAGCATAGCCATCATCATCAAAGTCAATGTGGCAATGATGCTCAAGAACCTCAATAGGAGTACTGGTGTCGTTTGGCTCAGGGGCTTGCAGACCTTGGGCACGGTCTTGAGAGTGTTGCAATCCACCAGTTGCTAGGATAGAGGCCATGTTTTGAGCACGACCATCAGCAATACCCTCTAACCACAAGCCACGAGCAGTACGTTCGTAGATTTCATTCTTACTCATCTGCAAAACGTGAGTAACTCGTGGTGCTGTCTCTAGACTTTTAGTCCAGTAGTTCACAACTAAGTCTTTTGCCAGCACGTTTTCAGAAATGTTGTGCTTTTTGACGGGATCGTAGTAGGTTTTTTTGAAAGCACAGCCAATAATGGGCTGAGTAATCAAGACTTTATCCATTTCGCTTTCCCAATCCTCATCTTCTTCAAGCAATTGGTAAGACATGTGCTGTTCTACACGAGTAGCACGAGCTGCACGGATGCCTTCTGGGTCGTCACCTACTGTGCGGCACTTAACTGGAAGGTCTGAGTCAATCAGAACTGGGTAACTACGTGCATGATACTGCAAAGCAGCAATAGTGATGAGGGGGAACTTGATGTTTGACGCATTAGGCCAAGGAAAGTTCTTAACTTTAGCTACTTGTAGAGCTAATTCAAGAGAAGCTTCTGTCCGTCTTTCCCAAGATTGGCGAGACAGAACATCGTTATCAAAGTCTTTGACAACTTGAGAGCCAATAGCTGAGAGGTCGTGTTCACACAGAAGCTCTGCGATGTTAGCTTCGTAAACAAGTTCTTCAACTTTGAATTTATCTTTTAATTGCATATCTAGTACCCACAAATTGAGGAACGTCCAGAGTCTACATCATTACTCTCAGACACATAAGTCCTGTACTCTTCTTCTTCGGCTTCTTTTTCAGTAGGCGCTTCCCACATCCTATCAAGCATAAGACCCAGATATGCCCAAGCGTCAACTTGGTCATCATGCTTGTCTCTAGGAAACCGTAGTAGCTGGTCTTCAAAAGCTTGATACCAGTCAGCGTCCTTGTCGAAACGACACGCCCCACTTCTCATGCGAGCTTGAATGCTTCTAGCACGGGTTAGTTTGTCACCACTAGGCTTGAGTAGAACAGTGTTGATAAATTCACCTCGCTTCAGCATCTCCTCATTGAGATATGGGCCAATGGCCTTCTGAATAGTACCTTGTTCGAGTCCGAAGAGTACGGGCTTATATATCTTTTGGATCATCAGGATTGTATCCACAATCTCCAATGCGTCCATACGTTGATTTATAACGTGCTTGCAGTACAGTTTCCCGTCCTCATCCATACCCCCAACAACAAAAGCTGAGTAGTCAGCACGTTGAGACTGGGATACAGCTAAGTCACAGGTAGCGTAATACACCAATCTCTTCTTAGCTTCTTCAGGTTTGATAGCTTGGAAGTCATTCTTAGCAAAAAACGTGTCAGTAACATCCAGTGGAATGTTCAACATCTCTTGAGAGTAGATGTCAGCTAGACCTTGGCGTACAAAGTCTTCCTTCAAAAGACGAAACTGCTCTTCAGTTTTCATCTCAGGCCAGAGTAAAGTCTTGAAATCATCCGTATGAGCACGGTACTTCACAGACTTCCAGGGCAGAACGTTCAAGGAATACTCTTTCAAGTCTTCTTTTATCAAACTCTTAACTCCTTTGTGAGAAGTTAACTGAGGAGCAGGCATCAAGTTCTCTAGTAAACAGTCCAAATGCAGGATGGTTCCTACGATTCGGATCTTTCCAGATGAGGCTACGCAAGGAATCAGAGCACCGTAGAACCAACGCTTGAACTTCATGCGTCGATCCTTGTTCATAACGATCTCGTCGTTCTCCATGTCGTCACCGATAACCAGATCAGGACGTAAGTTAGCCCATTTCAAGCCACGTAGTTTCTGCTCAGAGCCTTTCGCTTGTATACGGAAGGTGTGCCCATCCTCCATTTCGACAATGAGATCGTCTTCCGTATCTTTCGGAAACGAAGAAATAGAGAATAACGAGCGTAGGTCGTCATTGTCCAGCAGTTCCTTCTTAATATCACCGAGGAATTGAACAGCTTGCGATACCGTGTCTGACACAATGAGGACATAACGAGCTTCTCGAAACAAAACAGATGCTAAGGTATAGGCATGAGTTACAGCCGTAGACTTGGCATGGTAGCGAGGAGCAGCAATAGCTACTTGTCTGCTGTTACTAGTAACAAGTTCCCAGATTTCTTTGTGAAACTGGGGGGTAGGAGCAGGTCTGTCAAAGTTTTTACGGAGGACTGAGTTAACAAATCCCTCCATAACTTCGGCATTAAGTTTAGACAACCTTAGCCTCTACATCTACGGGAATACCCTTAGCTATCTTAGGACCAGCAAACCTAGCAAACTCCTCAGAGAGTTTAAGTAGGCGGTCATCAATCGTACTTTCAATCTGTTCTTTGACAGGATTAGATGACAGCTTATCTTGTCTAGCCATTAGATCAGTAGTGATCTTCAAGGCTACGTGGGCCTTAACAGGCACACGAACAATAGAACCAGTACGTTGATCAAACTGGGCATCACCTAGATCTAGGCGATCTTCTACAGCTTTGAGCGCTTTGTCCACAACCTTCTTCATGGTTGAAGTCATTTGCTGAACATCTTCAGCTTGTAGTTGTAGGCAGTATTCTTTGAACCAGTCAGTCGTCTTCCACATCTTTAGTGTGGGTAGGGGGATACCTGTAACAACAGCAGTCTCAGCCATGTTGCCAAGCATCAGGTATGTACTGACAGCTTGTAACTTCTGATTCTGTGTCCAGATAGACTTTTTATAACGACGGTCATGGGACTTGGGTCTACGCATACTTTCTTCCTTAGCGATGTTTAGCAGTCTTAGCAGCAATTTTTTTTGGCTGGGCTACAAACTGCTTGCCCTTGGCATTACCAGCAGCTTTAGCTTTATTGGTAGCTGCTTTCTCACTGGGAGACAGAGAGTTCCAAGCAGCATCAGGAAGGTAACGTTTCTTTCCTTCCGAGGGTTTACCGTCAGATGTACGCCACTTCTGAGCAGTCCAGTCCTTGAGAGACTTCTGAGGGTTCTTCACGTTTTATAGCCCCCACCTTTAGCTTTGTACTCTCTAGCTACGATCTGAGCTTTACGAGCACTCCACTCTCCAGGATCACCACCTTTAGTGCCAGCCTTTACTTTTTCAAAGATAGCTTTACGCATGGTAGGTTTAGTGTAAACACCAGCAGCGTTTACCTTAGATTTGGGTTTAGCCTTGGTAGCCATAGATCAACACTTCCAAGCACGAAGGCTCTTGTTGATACGACTGTTAGGATCTTTAGCTGTCTTAGCTGAAGTAAGCTTCTTCTTCATGCCTTCCATACGAGCACAGAAAGAGTCCTTACGAGAACCACCTTCAGGCTGAGGAGCTTTGAGTCCAGGCTTACCTGGGTTAGCTGCGTTGTATGAAGCACGACCTTTAGCATTTAAACCACCATTGGGGTTCTTGCCCTCTTTACGTTGCCATGCGGGGGTCTTTGATCCCGTTGGAGATTTTTTACCAGTAGCCATAAGGTTCCTTTCCGTGTTGGGTGCGACTATAACAGTTTGCTAACTTATCCGTCTACTAAAAATAAATATTGGAAAGAATACTTTTAGTCGACTTGACAAGATTTTTGAATCACCTAAACTCCGCACCAGTTCTTTTCTTTTTACTGTTTTTCTTTTCTTGGTCAGATAGAGGAATACAGAACACTATACAACAGGTTTGATGTGAGTCTATGTATAGACGAGCATCAACACCTGATCCCCCTCTACTCCCTCCTTCTTTAGCTCTAGCACTTACGTGTGTTCAAGATCTTAAAGAACCCCCTACGCAGTATCGTAGATACGAGTACTGCTCCCCCCCGTACCCCTCCGTGTTTAAAAAGTTACAGCATCGTTATATGTTGCTATAAGTAATTATTTATAAAAATATACTTTCCCCCCTCCCCCCTTACTACTACATATAGGGTATAGGTAACCAGTAAGTAGTACTTATTGTGTTGTTATTACACTACACATTACTAATCAACAACTTAGCTGATGTTATACCCCCCTAATCTAGTAGCTGATGTATCCCTCGTTTGATACCTGCTACCTTATAGACATAGCTAACCATTGGCTACATAGTTTCACTGAGAACATACGCTCCCTACTGCGCTACGGTCCAAGGTCTGTATCGTTCGGTGCGGGTTGGTAGCTCAGTCGTCGCGCCAGTCGTTCGTCGCTGCGCTCCTCCTTTGTGTCACGCCGCCTGCGATTTCGTGGCGGGTTGGCGCTCGCGGCCCTCCGCTTGGTTAAGTTGGTTCGTGAACTTTCGCCCTCGCTTGGGCGAGAGGGACGAAAGTCCCCTCACTTTATCAACTTAACTAGGAGCTTCAAATGTCTCAGCAAAACAACTTCGACTTCAATGGTTTCAACGCCATGACTGAACGTAAACCAGCAGGTTTGCAAATCTTCTTGGCTCAGCAACTGCTGTCTAACGCACTCTGGAGCATGGAGAAGTACGACAATCCTCGTCAAGAGGAAGTACGTGACGCACTCAATGCTATCAAGACGCTGCGTACTCAGCTCAAGGCTGACGCACTTGCACGCGAAGCATCTTCTCCCATCTAATGTGGGTTTTGATTAAGGTAGTAGTTAACTCTACTACCTTTTTTTTTTGTTCTACATTACTTGAGGAACAACAATGTTCTATCACGCCATCATTTCAATGAAGGATAGATGTGCAACCATCCGTCCTTCAAATCACGGTGTCACAGAGGTTGAGTGGCTACACGGCTGTCGTACTTACGGAGTTGATATGTCTCCCATAGAACTGGAGCTTGACCTCAAACGTAAGAAGATGTACGACGTACTGGATCTCAACCAGTGGAGAGACTACATAAGCTCACTGGATGAGCCATCAAATGTTCCTAATAACAATTTTGTTAGCAGTCGTTATGTCCCCGACAAATGGGACAGTATTCCTGAGATCTATTGATTGGAGATCAACATGCCTTTTCACGAACGTGTTCTTTATGTCCTAGGATTCATTGCACTCCTAGTTGTATGGTTAACCCTAGATTAAGGAGTAAGTTATGAGTAAGTATCTTTGTTATTTCAATTCTCAGAGCATCACTATCAATGCTAAAACTTCTTACGAAGCTCAACGTGCTGCTGCTCTGTACTTCGGACTGGGACGTAGAAGTTGGAAAGTCTCAGTCTACTTAGCTGACAAAGTTCATGTCGCTATTGACTAGACGCTCCTCCCAGCAAGCTGCACGCCAGCAGAGCTGGCATTTGCTTGCGAGGTCGTCGCTCGCATATTCAAGCGGGACTTGTCGCCTGCCCGCCTCAAGCGGGGGCAGTCGCCTTCGCCCTTTGTTTAACATTGATTGGAGATAGCTATGAACTTTCATAAGTCGTTAGAAACAATGGACCTTGTTGATGAAATGAACTGGGAAGACAGTGATAAAGTGGAACGCTTGACTCTTGAGGAAGCTGGTTTTGAAGAATCAAATCCTATGGATGCAGCGTTTACTTCTAGCATCTTGGCTTACTGTGACTGGTTCTATGACGGAGAGCAATCGGAGTTTGACAATTACTACAAGAACTAAATTTATCCGTGTATCCAATTGTTATCAGTTGGATATGCAGGTGATTTTGCCTAACAAGGAGGTTTTATGTTTCGTGTTTATTTACATCAATTTAAACGTTGGATTGAAAACATTCCTGTTGAAGAAGCCTTAGTTTATAAAGAAGAAGGCTATTTTGTTGAACGGATGAAATAACGTGTTCTTTGTTA